ATTTGCTCTTCTGTGGTGGTCACAGTTCTCAGTTAATGCTGAGTCATGTGCACTTTCGTGCACTCGGGTGAACAACCCGGCCACTAAACACGAGTATGTTTTTGTTTGTTTTTTGTTTTTGGTTATTTTTATTGTATTTTGGTTTTTAGCAAATTCAAAGCTTTGTTAGCGTGGGCCCTTCAAACCGTTTCGCGATGCGGGAACGAGCACACCTGGGCCACCAGTGTGTCCGTCTTCGTCATCGCGCATGCACTCTCGCACCAACTTTCGCATTTCCTCGAGTGTACTTGGGAGTGTTTTCGTGGTGGACTCCTTGTTCGGGCGATAGACGGTAACCGTTGTACCGACCGGTGATGCTGCCATATATGCAATCGCTTCATTTTCATTCTGAGGAATGGCAAACACGGTCGGGGTATCATGCACCGCCGACTCGGGACCGGTATCACCGTATTTGGGAGTCAACTTGAGTGAGATGCCACTGACGCCAAGGACACCACCCGAGGCGTTTGCGTTTGTGAACGCAAGCTGGACGCATGTGACACTTGTGGACCCAACAGTGACACTGCTATTGTACGGAATGGTGCCCGTAAATCCAGCTGAAATAGTGGCGAGTGGGTACAAAGAATAGTACGTCGGGTTGGCTGCGTTGTAGCCCACGAGTTGCAGTAATGTTGTTCCTAAGAATGTGTTGCCAGTAATAACAACTTGCCCTGCAACGCGCCATGTGGTTGAACTCCCGACGGCGATGAATTTGTGCAGCGACGGAGGCTGGGTAATGTTCGGCCCAGTGTTGATGTCATTCCCCCCGTAAACTTCGCTGAATGGCATGCCACGATGGATGACGGTGGACATGTCCCAAGGGACGGTGGCAGCCCGGATGTTGACTGATCCATTTGACATGGTATAATTTCCGGAAATCCCACCGCCAAAGAAACTGATTGCCTGGGCTGGGCGACGTTTGTGGAGCTCAAGGTCATATGAAACACTTAGCGTCCCAATGGCGGAGTTCAAGGACGCAGCTTCAACATGATCGCAGGCAAGTATGAACTTGCCCGGGTAGTTCTGACGATCCTGCGCCGCTACTCCGCTCACTGATGTGGCCTCTACGATGAAACTCTTCTTGTAAGTCCAATCCTTGATCGTTGCTGTGAGTGAGGCATCGTCATACGGCGCAAACCGCACTTTGAGTTTGTTCTGATAAAGCTGTTGCGCTGACGCCGGATCGGCATCGGATACATCCGTGTCGATCATCATGTAGACGTCCCCTTGTGTTCCTGTTCCCGCTGAATGGTGATACTTGAACGTGATCCTCTTAACAGTGAATTCTTCATAAAGATCAGCGTACGCAATACCACCGGGCATAAGGTTAGCATTTCCGGGCGAAATGGGCATCGATAACAGATTTTGATAGGTCGCATTTACTGGTACAACTGGTCCGATCAATTCCTCACATCGCACGGTGATTCGCTCTTGTGCCAAACTGCCATTCTTGAATTGCATCTTCGATCGTGCCTTGACAGCGGGCAGTTCTCGTTTGACTTTCCGAGCGGGTTTCGGTTCGGCTTGCCTGGCCTTGTTCATCTGGACTGGTCGTCCTGCAGAACGAGATCGTTTTGCGGATTGACGAGCCGCCTTTGCCAATGCGACCAAGCGCTTTCGCAAAGTACCCTGACTTGTAGGTCCAGGGTTACTTGCCTCGCCACTGGTTCTGGCGATTTCCTCCTTGGGTGCGTCAGGTCGCCGTTTTTGCGGCAACCAACCCACCTTTCTCCCCAACCGTTCAATGAATGGCGCCGTGACGCTGTAGACCGGCTTAATCACGTGTTCTCCGATCTCCTCAAACGGCGTGTGAAGTACTTCCATGACAGGTCCTGCCTGCTTGAAAGCAAAGTGTTGTTTCTAACGTCCGATCATCACAAAGGCTCTGGGTAGGACTGAGCCGAAAAGGGGGGTTTTTGTACTCCCGGGTTTTACAGATCCACCTCCGCAACCCGGGCCATAACTTCGTTGTGCGGTATCAACGACCCAAGAGGAGCTCGTTTGACCATCAAGGTGACAGCGTCGAGCTCGGCACGCGTCACCGAATAAAAATCCAACCAAGATTGTTCACTGACGGCAGTCCAGGGGTGCTCCATCAAGGCTGGTAACTTGTGTATCCAATCATCATCTTGCACAACCGGGCCAGGTGGTATACGCGTCACGATCTCACGGTAAATCGGATCCATCATTATCATCGGGTTGCTCAACACCTTCCCGCGCACCTTAGCAGCCGTCAAAGCGTCGGTCTCATGAGTGGCGTCAACACATAACTTGCCCAGACGGCCAGTAAGAGGGGCAAACACGTGCCGGACCGTGCCATCGCGCCACATATACTCGGCACATTCGGTTAATCTGTGTGAACAAAAAACAATATGCTTGTTATCCATTAGCTTTAACTTAGCTACAAACCCGTGCAGGGCTGCCTCTCGCACGTATCTGTCGGTCTCGATCTGGTAATC